ATTATTAAACTTTACTTTAAAATTAGGATGTTTATTTAATACATTCAATTATTTATTTTCACCTCCTTAAAATATGATAATATTAAAACATTAATTTATTACTAACAACACATTTACTTTTATCTATTTGATTAAAGTTAAATTTATTGTTGGCATCAATAGCAAAAACCCAACATTTTTTATTATCAATGTTTGTTTCTTGGAAAAGTTTTAATTGTTGTGATTGGAGTTTTAGTTTTTCTTGTTCGTCAAAACAGTATATGAATAACATTATGATTATCACCTACTTTTTGTTTAGATTTATTGTTGTTATGATACTTTTAACAATATGTTTAATTCTTTTATAAGAATTGCTTCTATGTTTTTAAAATCCCAATAGGGGATACGAATTAGTTTTATATTGTGTTTTTTACAATAATTATCTTTAAGTTTATCATGTATTTGTAATGTCTCAAAACCATCGTCTTCGTACTGTTTTTCATAATGAAATTCACCGTCATACTCAATTAACATTCTTAACATTGTTTTTTCTTCATCATAAAATATTGGCACGTCATACTTTAATAGTCCTCCACCAACCCCTCTTAGATCATTAAAAGTATATTGTGAACCATGTGGAACATTATGTTTAATTAATATAGCGTCTAATTGTTTTTCTCCTTTAGATTCAGAACATTTTGGACAACCAGTATTCGAAGATGTTCTACTATTTGGTTTTACTTTCCATTCATGATCACATTTCTTGCATTGCCACCATATGTATTTTTCACTACCGTAAGTAACATCATAAGGAGTTAAATCACCATTCTTTGTCGGATGCCACTCAGAAGCAATTTTAGGAAATTTAGTCGCTAAACAATTAGACAAACCCACTTGTTTACTAGCACAAAAAGAACAACTACAACCACTTGAAATATTGTCCCATGCTTGATGGAACTTTTCTTTGCAACCTTCTTTTAAACATTGCCATTGAAGTTTAATACGATTATTTTTATATTCTATACTTATTAATTCAAATGGTTTGCTATTTAACTTGCACCATAATTTTATATTTTGGATAGAATAAGGATTACTATCATCTGCTATATGAAGATTACTTAATTTTTTTTTAAGTCACTCCATGTTTTTGTGTATGTATATCCATAGATATCTGTCATTATTAATTTTATTTTATGATTAATAAATTCATTAAGTAAATTTAAATCTGGATAATTTTTATTTAAGAATAATTTAATATTCTGCGTTGAATAAATATTTTTCTCACTAACAAAAGCATGATTACTATCAATATTTTTATATAAGTTCCTCCAAGTTAAATTATAATAATATCCATCATCGTCACATAAAATTAAATGAGAATCTTCATTCTTATATTCATCAGATATTAAATAATATTTAATCTTATAATTTTTTAAAAATAGTTTTATGTTTTGTATAGAATATGGATTAGATGAATGTACAAATTTTGGTCTTATACCATCACGAAATGAATTCCAAACAATTGTATAATAATAACCTTTATTATCTTTAATAATAAGTATTCCTTTACTTCCTGTATATTCTTTACTCACCAGTTCATAACCAAATGACTTCAAATATATTCTAATATCATTTGTTTCCAATTTATTACTCATATTATATCTCCCTTCATATAGAAATCCCTAATATATTATAAAGTGGCAGGAAGTAGGGAAACTTCTTTTCGATCCGTCGATCTAGCCACAAAATTTTCTATCTAATATTACTTTCTTTGTCCTGCCCAATAATGGTAGAATCTGAAGGTGTGCTAGTAGTTGGTGCTCCTCCGGTATTGTCAGAATTTGTTGCTTGATTCATATTCACAGGAGCCCGCCAATTATCTTTAGATTTTGTCAAATTTTCATATTGCAATGTTGCATCGTAATCGCAATCTGTATGTCCAACTTTACTTGACAAGACGCTTAACGAACCTCCGATTGAAGTTAGTTTATATTCTTGTTCTATAGCCTCTGTTTGATTATACCAAGTGATTTTCCATATATTCAGTTTAAATGTGTATTTTTTTCTTAGATTCACATTACTAATACGATAATTAAACCAACTTTGAATTTTATCAAGTATGCTAAATACATTTGATTGAATATATACTAAGTTTTGAGTTACACCTACTGAGGAATTTGTACTAGAACCTCCAAGTAACAAAGGATTAGCTCCAGCTTGCATATAAGCCATTGATTTTGCAAATTCAGCTAGACTTTCTTTTTCATTTTGTACGCTTTTAAAGGAAATCTCTTCTAATTTATATGGACTCCCAACAACGCAAACCGACTCTGGCAAACCTTGACTTACAACGTCAACCCAAGAAGAAACGACTTCAGGTTCTACCAATGGGATTCCACTCTCTTCGTCTGTTGGAAATTTAATTGAGACCATTTTTAATTTTTGATCTCTAGAACTCTCAATCTCCTCATCAATCAAATCATTTAACAAAAACAATTCTGTAAATAGTTGACTATACAAAGGCAAAAAGAATGTGTCATTATCTCCACCTAATTTAATACAACATACTTTTTCACTAGGTAATGGTTGCCATTCAGGATATCGTAATTTATCTGGATTCTTTTTATATCTATCATATAACACCTTAATTTCAGAAGGATATACTCCCCATGCAAATTCAGACAATTCATTATCTCTTGATAAATCATCAAAATATTTGAAATTTAATTCAACCTTATATTGTCCACCAAGAATTGAATATAATCTAATATACTTTATTGGTAAATCCCATAGATAAGGAAAATTTCCATCATTTTTCTCAAATCCACAGTATGCTCCATATCTAACTATACTTTCAATAATTCTTCTTCCAGTTTTTTTTATATCAATATTTTCAATATAATCTCTAACTGTATCAAATTCATTTTCAAAATTGTTTAGGATTTTATCAAATGCTTCTTGGTCTATTGGATTACCTAATTCATCAAATTTAATTTTTGCTTTTAACTCTAAATTCAATTTTCTCATTGTTGATTTTGTTGGTTGAAGATAATTGTCTAAAGTTGCCATATTTGAAGTTAAATTTACTAAAGTTTTGTAAATTCCTTCAGGAGCGTATAATAAATCTGATAAATCAAGAATTTCTGTTTGATATTTAATGGGATTTGCTAACCATAATTTTATTTTATCTATTGTAATGTTTTTGCTGTTTTTTGTATTTCTTTTATTAGAGAAAAATGAAGCAATACGAGATAAGGAGAAGTTTTTTGATTTTGATGGTTCCCATGATTCTTTTAGTGCGAATAGATTAGGGGAGAGAGGTTTGTTTTGATTGTTTTGGTCTGACAAGGAATAACCTCCTTTCTGTTTGTTTTAGTTTATTATTTTTATATTTTTTTATTTATCGTCTTGCTCTGCTTGATTTATTTGCTATTGCGAAGTATGATGATGGGGAGATGTTTGTAGCAAATTTCTTTACTTTATCTTCAAAGTTTTTAATATACCATAAACCATATGAAACAGCCGAAAAGCGATCTTTGTCAACTCTTTTTGTCAATTGTTCAACACTTAATTTTCCTGCACTTATTGGTTTTAGTTTTAAATTTGAAACTTCCTCAACAAATAAATCAGTATTAACGGATGGCATCAATGTATTATTAAAATAGTCCTTGTCATTTAAATCATAATTACTATTAGACACTTTTTCTAATATTTGTAATTTTTCTCCTTCTACCATATCAATAAAATTAACTATGATATCGGAATTTATACCTTGCGATTGTAATGCGTATAGGCATTTTTTTGCACCCTTAATTTCTGGAATATCTTCTGTATTAATAGTATCCATACAATCTAATATTTCTCCTGTTAATGGATCTACATGTTCTTTTAATAATTCATCCGTACAACCTTTTCCTAATCCATTATTATCTAAAATTCCTGCTTTTGCATTATACATTTTAAACATTCGTTTAAATTCTATTGCTTGAGATGTAAAATTCAACCCCGTTGGTAAATTTACTAAATTAACCAATTGAATACATATAATTCTATCATCTTTATTGCGTTTTGCTTTCAAAACAGCTATTGAAGATTGATTGTTACTAGATTTTTGAGAACGAGCAATATCCATTGAAACATAATAATCTGATTTTCCATCTGATTTTAGTTCTGGTTTAGTTAATGTTCTTAATTTTAATAATTTATTTATATCTACAAGAGCGTCGTTAGTTGCTCCAACCCATTTTGACTCATAATTCATTGCAAAGAAAATTGGTGATGCTTTTTCTTTTTTGTTAAGAATTTGTGATTTAGTTTCTCCTCTTCCATATTCACAAGCTAGTTGCCAATCAGAACCTATTAAAACTTTACCTTTCAATTCTGCCATTTCATCTAATTGACTTAAATTTCTATCAAATTCAGTAGAGCCTCTAAACCCAGAAGTAGTAAAAAAGTTAATTTGACCATTTAATTCTTCTGGATTTATTAGGGCTAATCTACCTATAGTTCTTCTCGGTACATTAGGAATAGGTTCTAAAACATCTTCATAGAGCGCAGAATTCAATAAATTTGATTCTTCAATATTTAATCTTTTACGTCTTTGCCCCTTTGATGATTGAGCATTGGCTAGATTATCCAGTCTAGCTCCAGATGTAAAAATTACTTCTGCAGAATCTTTTGCAAAACTTGATTTTATTATTTCATTTGCCATTAAAGGATAAAATTTTATAATTTCTCTATGTTTATCTTCTAGTAGCTTAGAGGCAGATTCTTTTGTTTGGGCTGAAAGAGATATCTCAATATCTGGATGAAAAACACAAGCATGATATATACCTAAATCCTCAACAAAAGTTTTTCCATATCCTCTTGGGAATACACCATATGTCGATACAAATCTAGCTATAGACCTCAAAAATACTCGTTGATCTAAGTCTAATCTTATTCCTCCTGTTTCTGGAGTAATTAAATCGTACCATAAGTCTGGATTCCACCTAGCCCATGATATAAAATCAATCCATTTATGTAAATTTTTAGTAAAACTATCTGATTGTTTGTCTCCAAAAGCTTTAACTGTGGGCTGGAAGTCTGGATTATATATATTTGTACGACTTTCTTTAGTCTTGTATTTTTTATTGTCTGACTGGAAGTTTTTATGTGATCCCATTATGTTCACCTTCAGTATCATTGTCTTCTTCAATTATGTCATCACTATTTATTATTTTATTAGCTAAATCTTTCTTTTTTTGTTCATAGAATCCGTATATATCTTTATATTCACAATCACCTAACCCTTTTAATCCCCTTACATAATTAATATAACACCATAAAGTAAAGTCAACATTATCCTGTGGTTTTTGTTTGAATTTGGGCAATATCTCAACAATATCAACAACTTGCTCTACTGCTCTTACTAATTGACCAAACCCGCTTAAACCATCCGTTAAATCGGCAGCAGATAATTGACTAGGATTTATTTTTGCTGCAGTGGCAGCATCTTTAGCAAGACTGCCCCATTCTTTAGCTTCTTTAACATCACCTTTTGCAGTTGCTAACTCTTCTTTAACTCTATATCTAATATAATTTAGAAGAGCTTCTGTATGCATAGCAGTTTTCTCGGAATAATTATTTTTAAGTTGATTATATTTTTTTTCAAAATAATAATACTCTTCTGTGGTGTAACCGAAATTCCACTTATCTATTATTTCCTCTGTTACAATGAATCCATCCATATGTGAATTAATATTTTGTTTATTTGCAATTAACTCACGGTTTGCACTATCATAATTTAAATCTTGTTCGATTTCCGGTAACATCTTAGAATCTTTCCATCCTAAATTACGATATTGTGTCATTGCCGTATTTTTCATATACACTCCAATGACCTCACCACCTTCTTCAAGAGAAGATTTCCAGATATTATAAAGAAACGGACGATCCAATAATCTTAATGTTTCTTTTACCTTATCTAAAACAACATTTCCACTTTCATCACTAATCATATCTTTAATACAGTCTTTACAATATAAAATCTTTCCCATTTTATGGACAGGATTATAACTAGCATAATACTCTGTCTCTTTTTTTAAATTACCACAATTCTGACAAGAATAATCTTTTAATATTTTTCTTGGTTTTGGTTGTTTTGGTGGTGTTGTGCTTTTTGGTCTACCTGCCATATTACATTCTCCTTTTATTAGTAAAAGAAGAAGTCGGAATTTAACCAACTTCTTTTAAATCCTTTTCTGTAATTACTACATTTTTCCATGATCTGTTATTTTTTATATCATATATAGACCCTTCTGATATATCATATAAATCGGCAATCATCTTAACCTTTTCACCTTTAATAAGTAGGATT